GATGAATGGCAGCATCGCTTGAATGGTCGGCAGCAGTGTCGAGCTGATGAAGCCGACGATCGCGGAAATGATGGTGGACACCAATGGTGCGAGAGCTTGAATCACCGGCACCAGCGCCTGAATCACGCTGGTAATCGCCTGCACCACAGTCGTGACCAAAGGCTCAAGGCCCTGAATCACCGGCGTGATGGCAGTCACCACGTCAGTGATGAGACTGCTAATCTGCGAGATGACCGGCATGAGCGCCTGAATCACAGCCGTGATGGCCGCGACCACTGCCGCGACAACCGGCTGCACACCTTGGATGGCCGGAGTTATCGCCTGAATGACGGTGGTCACCACGGTCAGAATGCCCTGAATGGCCGGTACCAAAGCACCAACAAGCGTGGAAATGATTGGCGTCAGCAATGGAATTATCTGGCCGAGATTGGTGATGACCGGCATCACCGCCGCAGCAAGCTGACTCAAAGCTGTCATGAGCGCCTGAATCGACGGCTGCAAAAGCTGAAAAGCCTGCTGCAAGCTGACGAAGGCATTCTGCAGCATCGTGCCGAATTCGCTGCGGAGCTGCGGGCTCGTGGCAATCAATCCGGCCAAAGCGCCAATCACAAGCGTGATAGGGCCACCAAGACCAGACAGGACGCCACCAAACTTCGACAGCAAGCCGCCAATCACCGGCACGCCACTCAATCCGCTCAAAGCTCCACCAAGACCAGCCGCGCCAAGCAGACCAGTCACGGCGGCGATAGGACCGGACAATCCAGACAATTGGCCAGTGAAGCCGCTGAAATTGATTTTGCTGATCTTGTCGGCGATACCACCGAACACTTTCTCAAGCGGCGGGCCAATCTTCTGCGCCAGTGCGGCCACCTTGTCGAAAAACGCGGTGATGAGCGGTTCGACGGCCTGCACCATCTTGATGACCGCGCCGCCGACCCCACCGAAAGCCGCGATCAGATCATTGCCGACCGAAGTCTTCAAACCGGCAATCTCATGCTGCAGGATGGTCATCTTGCCCTGCGGCGTGGCCGCCAAGGCCTTGTTGATGCCGCCGAAATTCGCTTCCAGGACCTTCGCGGCCATCGCGGCCTTCTCGGACGCGCTACCCTCCTGAAGGACTTTTTTCTGCGCGTCCGTCATGGTCACGCCATATTTACTCAAGGCGGTTGCGCTGCCGGTCATGACCTTGCCGAGCAGGTTAGCGATCTGCACGCCATCCTGAGCGGTCGCGTTATAACCCTTGTTATTGGCGATCATGTCGGCCAAGGCGGGCGTCAAGGTCTTGACCTGATCGGCGGTCAGTGCGAAAGTGCCGAGCTGTGCCTGAGCGGCCTTCAAGGTGCCACCGGATATAACGCCGGTCTGTCCAAGCGTCTTATTCAGGCTGAGCAGCGACTTCTGCTCTTCCTCGGTCCAATTATTGTTTTTGGCGACCTGCTGGAATTTCGCGGTCACCTCACCGGCCTTGAGGGCCGCATCCACGGCCTGCTTGCCGAAATTCGCCAGATATCCGCCAGCGGCGGCAGCGGCGCCGGACACGACGGTGGCCATGCCCTTAGCCGCCTTGCCGATACCGCTCACGGCCTTCGAAGCGAAACCGGAAGCCTTGCTCAAACCCGAATGCAACGCATTAC